ATACAAAATGCTATTATGAGCCAACATGATATGTTAAACATATTATAAGAACATTTATTATTATTTTCTTCTATCATAATATTAGAAAAAAATTCATTTATATTTATAATTTCATGATATACATTAGAATTCGAATGATTAATAATTTTTGTTGATGAATCAGTATCAGAAAATCCAAGTGTATAAGATGATAGTGACTGAAAGTCATACCTATATATATCTTTAGATACATCTATTATTTGTGTAGATATTATCATATTATTTAATTCTGGATCAGTTACAGAATTATATAGTTCAATTTTAAAACCCATTGCATTTGTTGCTTTATATCTTTCATCACGTATATTATATAAAACAATTGATTGTATGTTACCTACTAATGTATGTGGAATATTTTTAATTATAATAGCATCTGTGTTTCCGTTGTTTGATGAAACTGCATACTCATTAAAAATAACTTTATTATTATATAACAAGTTAGAAGGTTGTCTACCTGTTTTTCTTCCTATGAATTCAGTTATTGGTACATTTTTATTATTCCAGTTTGCAAAATAACTTCTTAAAGTATTTGAATTTGCAGCTAATATATTAACATTATCTACCCAACATTGTAGTTCTATTAATCTAATTTGTATATAAGGTTCAGTTGAGGTCGGTCGTCTTATTACAATTGTATTAAATTGTGCTTGTAATAATGATTGTTCTTGTAATAACGGTTGTTCTTGTAATAACGGTTGTTCTTGTAATGACGGTTGTGCTTGTAATGCCGGTTGTTCTTGTAATGCCGTTTGTGCTTGTAATGCAGGTTGTTCTTGTAATGATGTTTGTGCTTGTAATGCAGGTTGTGCTTGTAATGCAGGTTGTTCTTGTAATGATGAGTGTGCTTGTAATGCAGGTTGTGCTTGTAATGATGATTGTGCTTGTAATGCAGGTTGTGCTTGTAATGATGATTGTGCTTGTAATGCAGGTTGTGCTTGTAATGATGATTGTGCTTGTAATGTCGGTTGTGCTTGTAATGATGATTGTGCTTGTAATGCATCTTCAGATTGTTCATCGTGTTCATCTTCATCCTGTTCATCTTTATCACCGTCGTTAATTGTATTATTTCTTCTAAATAACATTAATATACTAATAATAATTACTATTATTACAAAAATACCAATAAATATATAATAATAATTCATATATATTATAATGAGGAAATAAATTCCCATTTATTTTTTTTACATATTTTTTCCCAAACTTCTTCTTGTTCTTTTAAGTTTTTTGTTGATTTTAATAATTGAAAACTTGATAATAAATGGTCTAATTCTAATAATTGACAAAATTTATGTAAAACATATGAATATGATAAAAAGTTTTTTCTATTTTTTGATTTATAAATTTCCCATGGTTCTTGAATTTTTATAAACATATCAATAAATATCATTTCTGTGTTTCTATCAACTGTAGGTGGTGGTAAACCTGTTAATTTATTTATTATATATGGAATATGTTCATATAAATTATTATGTCCTAATTTTTTTAATATTTGTTTTAATTTATTTCTATCTATATTAGATAAATCTTTTATTCTATTTTTATTAATTTCATTAATAACCTCAATAAATATATTTTCTGTAATTTCAGTTGTTTCTTTTGCTTGAAAATGACTAATCCATTCTTTAAAATGATTAATTCGTTTATAAGGCGAATATTCTTTTATTTGACGATCTTCATCTAAAATAATTTCTTCACTATCACCACATGTTGGACATACATAGCTTGATTCACCCATATCTAAAATTTTTTCAATATCACATTCATTACAATATTTTATTCTATTTGTACCATCATCTTTTATTATACGTGTTCCTTCTACACATTGACAATATTTATCAAATAATTGAGTTCTTGATTCATTGTCATCATCTTTAATAACTTTTTTTTTATTAAAATAATCTAATATATTTTTTGTTTGATAAAATTGATTTTTATTATCATCCCTTAACTTGTAATAATCAAAAATAATATAACCAGTTTTATCATAATAATCTAATTCTTGAATATTATCATTAATATTATATATTTCGTCTTGTAATTCTTTAATCTTATCTAAAATACTTGCCCTACGTTCATAAAATATATCAATATTTTGAACTTTTTTTAAAGTTAAAAGATATAATTCTATTTTAAGTTTTTCAATTTCTTCTTTTTTTGAAGGTATTTTATATTTATTATCTCTAAAAGATTGAGAAATTTCTTTATGTTTTTTGTCTAAAGTAGTTGAGTCTCTTACTTCTAATTTTTTATTTTTTTCCTTCTTTATTTTAAAATTAGACATTAATATTTATACTAAAATTACTTTAAATAGATTGAAAATATATTATATTATGTCAAACACAAATATATAAAACTGTTTAAAAATATATTAAGAAATTTTAAAATTGTTTAAAAATATATAAAACTGTTTAAAAATATATAAAACTTTTTATTTAAAAACTATATATTTGATAGTTAAAAGTTTATAAAAATATATAAAAAATTTCAAAAAAACGCTTTTTTAAACTTTTAAAAAAAAATATTAAGAAATTTTAAAATTTTTAAAAAAATATATAATTTTTTTTTTCTTATATAAGTTATATAATAATATGGGAGGAGGTTTAATGCAACTCGTCGCTTATGGTGCTCAAGATGTATATCTTACAGGGCAACCACAAATTACTTACTTTAAAGTAGTATACAGAAGACATACTAACTTTTCTGTAGAACCAATTCAACAAACTTTTCAAGGTAATGCAGAATTTGGTAGAACTATTACCTGCAATATTAATAGAAATGGTGATTTAATTACTAATATGTACCTTGTTGCCAAAATTGATAGAACTGCAAGAACTAATTGGGGATGGGTTAATAAACTTGGTTATGCAATGATTGACTCTTGTAAAATTGAGGTTGGTGGATCTAAAATTGATGAACAATATGGTGACTGGCTTAATGTATGGAACGAATTAACTAGAAATATATCTCATGACCGTGCAAATGATGCAATGGTTGGTAATGTAAGTGAACTAACAAGTTTATCTGCAGATGCTGGATCTGAAGAATATACAATGTATGTTCCACTTAAATTTTGGTTTAATAGAAATAATGGATTAGCACTTCCACTAATTGCTTTACAATATCATGATGTACGTATTACTCTTAAACTAAGAGAAGCATCTGATCTAGTCAATTATAGTGGTTCAACTGCACCAAGTGAAGTAAATAACAGCTTGATGAAAGATGCTTATTTATTAATTGACTATATTTATCTTGATGCTGAAGAAAGAAAAAGATTTGCACAAGCTGCACATGAATATTTAATTGAACAAGTACAATTTACTGGTGATGAAACATGGAATGGTTCAAATGCTAAGTATAGACTTAACTTTAATCACCCTTCAAAATACCTTGTATGGAATACTTGCTCCACTAAATATACTGAAAAAGGAGGTTGGGTAGATTGGGCAGTTGATGGCAATTGGGAAGCTGCAAAAGAAAGATTTGCTAAAAAACTATGGCTTGCAACTAGAGCTACATTAGGAGGTGTATCTGGATCATATAGTATATTATTCACTGATTCAACCTTAGAAATTGGTGATGTAGCTGAAACATATAGTGGATTAAGCAGTGCTGTACTAGCAATTGTTAATAAAATTGATGCACAACTTTTATTTAAAGGTGAATCTTCATCTTCTAGTTCTGATGCAAATATGGAAAATGTTGTTGTTCTAAGAAATAATTTAACTATGGAAGATATGTCTAACATGTTATCTTTTTTCACTAACTCAACTTCTGGTATTTCTTCTACTGGTGTAAGTTTACTTACTGATAACAGTGTATCAATCAGAGATTACTTTAACTACTCTATTAACCCTAATTACACCGGTAATCCTGTTGTTAAAGCTAAATTACAACTTAATGGTCATGATCGCTTTACTGAAAGAGATGGTAATTACTTTAACTATGTACAACCATATCAACACTTTACCAGAACACCATCTGATGGTATTAATATATACTCATTTGCACTTAAACCAGAAGACCATCAACCATCCGGTACTTGCAACTTTTCCAGAATTGATAATACCACACTTAATCTTACATTAGATAGCACTCTTGAAGGTGTTGTTAAAATTTACTGTGTCAATTACAATGTATTTAGAGTAATGAGTGGTATGGGTGGTCTTGCTTATAGCAATTAAAATTTAATAATATATTTACCTTATAACAAGTATTAAAAATAAAATAGTATGTTTATTGCAATTATTTTATCATATTATATATAAATATGATAAAATATATATTAATTATTTTACTAATTATAATAATATATAATTCAAATTGTGAAAAAACTGAACCATTTAAAACTATTTGTAATTCACAATTAAATGATATAGAATTTTTAGAACATATGATTGAACATCATCAGGTAGCTATTGATATTAGTAAGATATTACAAAAAAAAACAAGATGGGTTCAGTTACAAAAAGTTCTTAGAGAATTAATATGGACCCAAACAACTGAAATTACATTAATGAAAGTATGGTTAAAAAGCTTACCTGAAAGAATTTCAGATTCACAAATGACATTAAATAGAGAATATATATCAACTTATTCAGATTTTATAAAACCAAATAAACTTGGACTAACTAATGTATATTGTGATCCATTATTTTTTGATCCAAAGAAACATATGAAACACTTACATCATGTTAATGATAAATCATATATTGATCATATGATCCCTCATCATATGGTAGCAGTTGATATGAGTAAAATTTTACTAAAAAATACAAATAATGATTTAATGATAGGATTTGCTTATAGAATAATTAAAGCACAACAAAGTGAAATAATAATGTTGGAAAATCTAAAAAAATCATTATATAAGCATCATAGCAATCTAATATAAAATAAAAAATTGATATTTATTAATTAAATTTTATATACATATTATTCTTATGTTGTTTATAGACGCAAAAAAAGCTATTGAAAAATCAATAGATACTACAAATGATCTTAGAAAACATAATCTTCCAAATGAAACAATTTTAAAAATTATTAGTAATGAAACTACTAATCCAGAAATTGATAAGTGTATATTAGATGATTCTATATTATTTAAAAAAGTAATGGAATATCACATTAATTATTTTGAAAATAAATCACCATATAACGAATTTAATAAAATATTAGACAATTTAACTCAAGATTTTATAAACAAAAATAATGATATTAAAAAAAAAAATATAATTTATGTTCATTCAGTTATTTTTAATTTTTTCAAAGATAATTATATTTATAATGAGTTGTATACAATTAATAAAAATGAAATAGTTATACCACATGAAAAGCCATCTGAATTATTATCAAAATATATTCCTAGAATAAATCAAGAAGAAGCATGTGATATATTAGAAAAAAATGGGCTTCAAACTGGTATTCATTGTCAAGCTACAGGTTGTGGAAAATCATTTATAATTATAAAATATATTGATTATGTATTTAAAAAATTTAAAGAAAATTCAAAAATAATTTTATTCACAGAAAGAGTTAATATATTACAAGATATGTTTGACTTTACTAAAAATAATATTACACCAAATAAAAAAAAAATTCAACATTGGAAAAATATTGGTGTTGGTGATTTAACACATTTTAAAATTATTAATTGTGTTACAAAAAAAGATAGAAATTGGTATACATATCTAAATAATAATGGTCCAGTATTAATTGTTATTAATAGAGCTTATTTGACATCAAGTAAATATACAAGTATTAATAATTTATCATTAATTTTACATGATGAATGTCATAACACAACTAGTGATAAGTGTAATAAGTTTTTAACCAACTTTTATCAAAAAAATATTCCTATTGTGGGTTTTAGTGCTACTCCTGTTAGAACTGGTCGTAATGATCTTGCTGAACTAAATAAAATTTATGGCATTAATAATTCATTAAATTTATTAACAAATTATAATCTTATATATGCAATTAGCGAAAAATTAGTTTTACCACCTGAATTTTATTGGTATCATATTGATATTATGAATACTCTTAAAGAAAATAAAGTGTCTCAAATTGAATTAGGTACTGTTTTAGAACTATTAAATAATTTAATTCCACAATTACCAAATAAAAAAATTATTGCTTGGTGTGGTACTATTGAAAGAACTAAAAGGTGGAAACAATTATTTGAAGAAAATTATCAACAAAGACACAATATGCTAAATTTTAAATTTTATATGGATACTAGTTCATGTAATAATAATGATTATCTTGAATTTTATAATTCGAATGGTCATACTATACTATTTTGTGCAAATAAACATAGAGAAGGTAGTGATATACCAGATTTAGATACTTGTATTTTTTTGGATGGTGTAAAAGAAAGAGCATCTATTCCTTTTATTCAATCAATTGGTAGAGTTTTAAGATATAGTTCTAATAAAAATAAAGTTAAAGGATATATAGTTGAAGGACTATATCGTTATGAAAACTATGAAAAAGAGTTTATTGATAAAATTATTGGTTATTATATTGCATTACAAAATGCTACAAGTGATATTTCTAATTATGATAAATATGTAGAATTAAGTAGTGTTATTAAATTTGATAAAGAAAATAAAAAAATTAATTTTAGGATTAATAATGGAGAAAATACTATTACTATCAACTTAAATACTATTCATTGGGATAATATTGTTAACAAATTTGACTCTTTATTACAAAATAAAACCAAACTATCTATTTCTGATAATATGACACACAAATCTTCTATTCTTATTAATAAATTTAATTTTAATAAGAATACTAATTTTAAAAATGCTTATGATATGATTTCTATTGAAGATAAAATTAAATATAATTTACCTGATATTTCTGCTAATGATTATATGAAATTATTTGTTAATAAAAATTGGTTTGATTTTTTAAATATTCAACATAACTTTTATACAAATATGTTTGATGCAAAAAAAGGTTTAATGTCACTAAATATAAAATTAATTAAACCTCGAAAAAATTGGATGAAATGGTGTAGTATTGATGAACAATTACCCCAATATCCAAAATATATATGGAATAATTTTAATTTTAATTTTTTTGATACACCTAAAACAAAAAATGTTTTTATTTAATTTAAATCAGGCACACTTTTTAAAAATTTAAAATATAAATAAAAATTGATAGTTATTTATTTAAAATTATGTTATAATTAATTATAATGGAAAATAAACAATATGAAACATTTTTTCATAAATTACACTGTTTGCTTAGAGATGGAGAACTTGGATTAACTGGGTTAAGTGCATTAAATGAGATTAACAATATTATATTTTATATTTTTATTGAATCATCTGATATTATGAAACTTGAAGAAAATATAAAATTTAGTAAATTATACGATATTGTTATCAATATTGATAATCATAATTATGCTTCTGGAAGTGTGAATTATAAATATTACAAATTACTTGAAAATTATAATAACAATCTAATTAAACTATTTCAAAATGAAAATTGTAAAAAATATGTATTATCTGATACTAATGGGTTAACATCATTTAGATGTAATAGAATTGATAATGAGGAAGATCTTGAAAAAAAATATTCTTATGCAAAACAATTATATGACTTGTTAAAAACTACTAAAGATTTTTTCTTTGGTAATATTACTCTTAATTCAACTAATATTACTAAAAAATTTAAAGAAATTAATACTGATATTTTAGGTGACGCTTATGAAAAATTTAAGGAAGATGAAGTTGGAAATCAAGGTAAAAATACTGGTCAATATTTTACACCGCGTACAATTATTAAATATATTATTGAAAAACAAATAAAACCTAAAGATACAGATTTATCATATGATTCTTCGTGTGGAACTGGCGGTTTTATTCACTATTTAGATAAATATGTTAAAAATAATAAAGGTGATATTATTAATTTTCGTAATAATATTTATGGTAATGATAAAAATAGTGAACTTATGAAACCATTATACATTAATATGTTTCTTCATAATATTCCTGTTAATCATATTTATAATAGAAATTCTCTTTCTAAAAAGAACTGTATGGATCATTTTCAAAAGTTTGATGTTATTGTTGGTAATCCACCTTTTGGTGTTAAGAATATTATAAAAAATAATGATACTATGATTACTGATAAACAAAATTATTGGCCTAAATTTATGCAATCTAGTAAAGAACTTGTTAAAGATTCAATGGGACAATTTATTATACATACAATTAATAGTTTAAAAGTAGGTGGACGTTTTTCTCTTGTTATGGATCGTGGTATTTTAAATAATGGTACTGACAGTAATAGTTGGCAAAAGAAATTAAGACAATTTATATTAACTGTATGTGAAATTCAAAGTATTATATTACTACCAAAAGGTATTTTTACCCATACAATGTTTGACACTGCTATAATGTATGGTATCAAAAAAGTAGCATTTGATGACTATTATGATTTTAATCATATATTACCTAATAAAATATCTACTCAAAAATTAAATTTTTATATTGGTGACTTTGAAGATGAATCAAATAAAAAAGGATTGTGTGTTCCAGATGAATGTATGACTTTAGATATGAAGGATATTGTTAATAAAGATTGGTCTCTCAAATATGATGATTATATTGAAAAAGAAGAAATGTCTTATAATGGTATTCAATATAAAACACTTGGACAAGTTTGTGATATGCATGTTGGTAATTTTAAAACTAAAGATTTTAAAAATAATGGTAATATTCCATTTTATT